AACTACACGTCCGGGCTTGTTGTATTGATTCTGGTGGCCATTTTTCCGCTGCCGTTTATTCGTTTTGTCGGACTAGACATTTACGGCGCGTTTTTGCAACAAAAGGTGCAGCCGGCACAAGACCTATTTGGCCTCTCCGGTTCAGTAAAACAAAAAACAATGATAAGGTTTTTATTGTCGGTGTCGATACGGCAAAAGAGCTTGTTTATTCGCGCTTGCGGATAGAAAAGATAGGCGCTGGTTACGTGCATTTTCCCGCTGGTGATGCTTTCAGTGATGAATATTACGCACAGCTCACCGCTGAAAAAGTTGTAACCAGATATAAAAACGGCCGCCCTTACCGTGTGTGGGTAGCAACCCGCCCGCGCAATGAGGCACTAGACACCTTTGTTCTGTCATATGCGGCCTTAAAATCTTTGCCGATTTTGCTTGATCGCGTCAGCGTTTCTAAGGAAGAAACAGCCGAAAAAACAGAAAGCAAAAACAAGACTGTTGAAATGGCTGAAGGTCAACAAACTGAAGGCAGCACCAAGCAAATAGAAGGCGATATTCGTTTTTTGCACTCACAAAAAACTATTGATGCGCAAAATGCGCGCCAAAGGCCCATCAGTTATTCAAAATTTTTAGGGTGATAAAAAATGGCATTTTCACAAGCCGATCGTGATGCTTTGGCATCTGCTATAGCGAGTGGTGCGACCAGTGTTTCGTATGAAGGAAAAAGCGTAACTTATCGTTCGTTGGATGAAATGCGACGAACGCTTGCAATGATTGAGCAAGAACTATCTTCGGGGAAGAATAGAAGACGTATTTCGCCATTGTGCACCAAAAATTTGTAACATGAGCAAAAAACATAAAAAATCAAAAATAACCGGTAAAGCGAAAAAAACGGCGAAAGCGTTTTTAAACAACCCATATGAGGCCGCAAGGTCACAAAAACGCCTGTCGAACTGGTTCCCTTCTAGCGAAAGCATCAATCAGATTCTTT